GTGATGAGAGCCTTGTAAACTTTCTTGTCCATACGTGCTAAGTGTTCATGTAACCCTCCTTCACCTTGGAAATAGATTTCCTTGATTTGTTGATACTTAGGCATGATGCAAAGAATAGTCGCTTTCGGATTTAGAGAGGCGAAATGTATATCGTCACCACTCATGCATGTTGTTTTGCCAGCTCTACGGCACCAACGATTAACTTTTAAAGGGGATGGATCCCTCAAAAATTCAGCTTGGTATGGATAAGGTGTTATGTGCAAAATCTTTTCAAAAAATTCCACAGGGTCTCGCGGGATCTCCAATCCACCAATTTTTTCGCGTTGCCTCTTCAACTTTTCAATTTCACGCCATATGAGAGAGGGGCTACTTGGTTGGGTCTTCCAAGATAAGTCGCTCAAAGTTACTCTGACTCCTGTTCCTTCAGCTTCGCTAAAGCCTTTTTGATTTCTTCAATATCACTGAGTTTTTTCGGTCGAAGCGACAAACCCAACAGTTTAGCAGCCAACTTCATGTACTGCAAACTTAGTTTATCCTCGCCCTGCCTAGCGAATTTCTGAGCCAACTCAAAACATTCAGCCGCAAAAATTCTACATACCTTATCTCTAGCAATAAAAGATTCAGCATCGATGAAGCTTTTTTTCTCTAGTTTTTTGGCTATCCGTGCGAAGGCACGGTAGGATTCCCGCAAAAAAAAAGAATTCTTTTTTTCCCGCATTTTTTCATCCCTTCTGCACCACAAAAATACCCATAACCGTCCCGCTGAGTCCTGTGATTGCCGCAAAGATTTCAGAGTTCCAGCTGCCCAAAAAAACCATGTGGGCTATTTCGAGAGCTGATAGACAAACAGTCATTCCGATAGCGAATTTTACGCCATAAACAAGCCTCTCATTAGGTTCCACAAGAATAACTTCCGTTTTTCCCCTGGAGCCTTTACGTTGAATGGTTTTAGTTAGAGCCTTTTTAACCCAGTCTGTCATGGTGGTTCCTCAAATGTTCTTGACGCTTCGGACGCTTAGGCAAAGTCCGTCTACCCCCCAACAAGAAACTGTTTAGAAGCTGCTGAGCCTCTTCTCTGTTTATGCATTCCACTTGAATGACTTTGACGTTGATGCCCCAAACAAGCGGTATAGCAGTATAGTCAATATCAAAAACGCCGTCCGCATATCGAAAATGGTTCTGGCCCAGAATAATGTGTTTATCAGCGTCGCCGAGTAAACCAATAAAAATGCCGATGCTAAACACTGGAACATCTATGGCGCCGTAGCCTCCGCTGAGGCTTTTGCCGATGCTTGCGTCATGCCAATCAACGCGGATGAGGCTGCCCGGCTTGAGACTTTTAATCTGCTTCAAAACTTGCTTATTCATTACATCAACCTCGCAATTTTATGCCTACTCAAATGGTCAGTCTTGCTTTTGAGAGCATACAGATAATCAGCTAAAAGTGGCATTTCCCGACCCAATTCCAAGGTTATCTCAAGCGTCTGCCTTTTGGCATCCACATAATATTCAACAGGGGAGAGAATGCGGAAATCAGCATCAACATTCTCGTTGGGCAATGTTACAGGAATCTTGTCGCCTGGCAGCAGAGGAGTAGTTCCATAGTCGATAACTGTACTTCTCACCGTGAGGTATTCCGCTGGATCCTTCAGCTGAGCTCGAATTGCGTTAGCCCGCAACAAGCATTCGTTGTCACTTCCCAAATCCTCATCAGTCTCCGTGAGTTCACGCAAGCCATACGCTGCTTGGCTTACGCTATCTTCGGCTACTGCGGAAAAAGCACAGTTTAGAAAACCGAAGTTGCCATCCCACAGAAAATATGAAGTACCACTGCAATTCGCGATAAGTTTCAGACCGCTTATTTGATTCCATTGTGGACTACCTACTTTTGTCCAGATTCCATTGGGGTTACTATTAGGATCATACATTTGGCTGGACCCTAAAGCCAGCGATATTAACCCCCACTGTAGAATGCATTTACTTTCAAGAATGGATTTGATGTCTGCTACGAAATAGTTTGCACTGTCAGGAGCAAACAATATAACATGACCATAGCCGCCTCCCAAATTCCCCGGCATCCAAGCCCACACAACAAAAGTTTGCGGTTTAACTAGACCATCAAATGTGCGATAAATACTCGCTGTTCCGCCTCCGCCTGGAGTATTTACATGAAGGCAATAGCTCCCTTGTCTTTGCTGTGTATTGTTCAATTGAAGAGTTCCTGAATCACATGTCCAACCGTCCAGCGACTCGCTCCAAATGCCCAAGTCTGACGGAAAATTTTTCCCTTGAGAACCATAGATTTTGATTTTGTTTCTTACGCCGTGAATGTCTCTGCGGTATTCACTTACCTCGATTTTCTCGGAGAGACTCACAGGCGAAGTTTTGCTATTTCTCGGGAAAAACTCGAATTTGCCATCAGGCGCCACACGAAAATCAAACCCTATGACACCAGCTTTATCAGCGCTTCCAGCAATAAATTTGAGTATATCCCAGACAGGCGTATTCTCATATTCAAGTTTCGTGTAAGTAGTGTCTGTGTTCTCGACAAGCTCCGTTGAATCACGAACATGACTCAAACCAGAATAGTAATCCAGCAAATCCTTAACGATGGCTTCGCCCTTCTGATTAGAATACGTTTTGGTTACAACCCTGCGGAAAAGCTTCTCTCCCCAACACCGACCGCTCACACGTAGATAATTCTCGCTAGGACCTGATTCGTACTTGATGTTCTCCGTCCTCGTAGTAATGATCTGCGGACAGTTCACGCCTCTGCCAATGTCGATATGTCCATCTTGACCAAGAATGATCGGATAAGTTCCGCCTGGACTATACTTTTTATCCCAATTCTGAAGAAGCAGTTCCCAGCTGCTAACCTCTTTAGTGCCTCCTAAATGCACTCTGGCCTCGACAACGTCACCTTGAGGCGGCGTAACCGAACCCAAAACCACAGCAAGCTTTGGAATCTCAACACTCACGGCGTCCCCTCAACTCCTCTGCGATAAAACTCGGCTTCCCCAGCACGTTGAATGCCACGAGCATGAGAAGGCGTTTCGCTAGTAGCTGAGTTGAAACCTTGAACGCTGGACGTCGCAGCATTCATGCTGTTTGCAAAACTCCACATGGCAACAGTCGCTGCAGCAATTATTGCTAAACCGACTCCAGTTAAAGCGAGCCCTGTCGCCATGCTTATGTTTAAAGCGTTTTGAGCTGCCGTGGCAATCCAACATGCAGCCGCATAGACTTTCTGAGCGATAGCCAGCCCAACACTTGTCCGCATAAACATGCCCATAACCGTGACAACCATCATGGCAGAATTGAAAACCCTTGCCTGCTCAGCATTCAACAAGCCGAATTGGTGAGCGATATGTCCAATAACTGTTCCAGTAGCGCCTATCCCAGAAATCGCACTTCCAAGCATCTTCACACGTGCATTAAAAGCATCAACATCAACGATAGCCTTACGCATGCTCAGAGAAACCGTGTTTGAAGCAGCATTCACCTGCGAAGCCATAGAAGAGGCTTCCGCACCCGCAACTTTGAAACTGCTTGACATGGATTCCTGCGTTGACTTGACCTGAGAACCCATACGGGCAGCATCTGTGCTTACTCTCGAAAATTCGCTACTGGCCCTATTTACTGCCCTGATAGTTATTGCAAGCTCTCGGAAACTCATAGACCAGCCTCCGATTTAGCCTGCTCAATGGCGCCAATAATGTTCATTTCGAGACTTGGCAAATACTCTTGGATAGCCGGATAGAGATACGCTTGCGCTCGCATTCGCCTAGTCCCCAATTCTATGAAAAGAGCATAAGTAGCTTCGGCGCCTATCTCAGCAATCCAATCCTTGATCTTCGCATAAATCGAACTTCTCAAATGTCCTGTTCTCACTGGCGCATTCCGCATTGCTGCAGCCTTAACGTCACTCGCCCAACTGTGCAAATAGCGATAGACCTGGCGCTGCATGCCACTATCAAACTTCTGCATAGCAGCCTGGAACTCTTCAACACCTTTCACATCACATGAAATTTCAACGGCCACGTCTTTTCGCCTCTCTTTCCGCTTTTTCCTTCTCTTCCTCCGCTATCCTGTCTAAGACGTTGAGGATGACGGTGAATTGTTGGATGGTTTTTGCTGGCTGTCTTGCGAGTTGTGTTGGAGTCCACCCGAAGGTTTGGCAAAGCCGAAACTCTGAAAGA